TAACTGGTTTTGACGCTGATCTTGCTGGACAAAGAGGAAACGCTGCAATGGAAACTTATCCATTCGTTTCTCAGGCATCTGGTGCTAAGACTGCACAAGGTGGAACTAACTTCTATGCAAACGTAGTAAACACAGGTTCGTCTTTCGTAAGATGGATGGATCACGACAGTTCACTTTCTAATGCTGGAACAGATGTTGCATCTGGTGCTGCATACGCATCAACTGCTGGTAAGGCGGGTGTTATTAATGCAACACTTACAGGTGGTGTAGACGCTGACCCATCAATCGGTGAGTTGGACGCTGCATATCAGTTGTTCTCTGATGCTGATACAGTTGACATTAACCTTGTGATGGCAGGAACTGCTCCTACTGGTAGTACAAACGGTGTTGCACACGCAACTATGGTTATGGACTTGGTAGAAGCAAGAAAAGACTGTATCTGTTTCATCTCTCCTCGTAGAGAAGATGTTGTGGGTATCACAAGTTCAATCACTCAGACAAACAATGTAGAAGCATTCTTTGACAATCTTTCATCTTCTTCATATGCAGTATTCGATAGTGGATACAAGTATATGTACGACAGATACAATGATGTGTATAGATATGTACCATTGAATGGTGACATTGCTGGTTTGTGTGCGAACACTGACCAAGTTGCTGATGCATGGTTCTCCCCTGCTGGTTACAACAGAGGACAAATCCGTGGTGCAGTTAAACTTGCATACAACCCAAATAAGGCACAAAGGGATATTCTTTATCCTGCTCGCATTAACCCTGTTATTTCACAGGCAGGTCAAGGAACATTCTTGTTTGGTGACAAGACTGCTCTTTCTAGACCTTCTGCGTTTGATAGAATTAATGTGCGTAGGTTGTTCCTCGTTCTTGAAAAAGCGATTGCAACTGCATCGAAATTCCAACTCTTTGAGTTTAACGATGAGTTTACAAGAGCACAGTTTAAGAACTTGGTAGAACCTTTCTTGAGGGATGTACAAGGACGTAGAGGTATTACTGACTTCTCAGTAGTCTGTGACGAAACCAATAACACTGGTGAAGTCATTGACAGAAACGAGTTTATCGGTGACATCTTTATTAAACCTGCTCGTTCAATCAACTTTATTACACTGAACTTTATCGCCGTAAGAACTGGTGTCGAGTTTAGTGAGGTAGGAGGTTAATTATGAGTATTGATGTATTTAAGGCAAACCTTACTGGTGGTGGCGCTCGTGCTAACCAGTTTAGCGTTTCACTGAACCCTCCATCTGGTATCGCCACTGGGCTGGTGCCATTTACTGCAAACTTCATGGTCAAGGCAGCTGCGTTGCCTGGACAAACTATCACAGAAATCCCTGTCAACTTTAGAGGTAGACAGTTGTTTATTGCTGGTGATAGAACATTTGAGACTTGGACAACCACAATCCTTAACGATACAGATTTTGCAATCCGTAACGCTATGGAAAGATGGATGAGTGGTATCAACGACTTGGAAACAAGTATTGGTGTTACTGATATGTTGGAATATACTTCTGACATTATTGTAAGACAGTTGGACAGAGATAATACGATTCTTAAATCTTATGTTCTTAAAACCTGCTGGCCTACTGTAATTGCTCCAATCGACTTGAACATGGATACAGTAAGTGAAATTGAAACCTTTGATGTGACATGGAGATACACATCATTCTCTGCAAGTAGTGTATAATCTGGTTTTACAAACTTACTAAATAGTAAGGTAAAATTAGGAGAACTTTAGTATGGCGGAACTTTTTGGTTTCAGAATCACAAGAGCGAATCAGGGTGGGAGTAGAGATGGTATCTCTGCTCCTTCCACTGATGATGGCACCCTTGATGTAGTATCGGGCGGTGGACATTATGCTTCTGTCCTTGATATGGACGGTCGTGATCGTAATGAACTTGACTTAATCAGACGATATCGTGATATTGCACAACAACCAGAGTGTGATAGTGCAATTGAAGATATCTCAAACGAAGCGATTGTCTCCGATGAAAGAGGACAATCAGTATCAATTTCCCTTGACAGATTAGATCAATCCCCAGCAATCAAATCGAAAATCAGAGATGAGTTCGATGAGGTTTTGCGTTTGCTCGACTTTAATGCAAAAGGGCATGATATATTCAGACGTTGGTATGTCGATGGGCGTATCTACTATCATAAGATTATTGATTCAAAAGCACCTCGCAAGGGGATTAAAGAATTACGTTTTATTGACCCTCGTAAGATTAAGAAGGTCAGAGAACAAAGAAAAGAGAAAGACCCGAAAACTGGCATGGACTTTGTGAAGTCAGTTGAGGATTTCTACTTGTTCAACGACAAAGGTTGGGAACAGAATGTAGGAACATCTTCGGGCGTAAGAATTACTGCTGACTCTATTACATATTGTCCTTCTGGACTAGTAGATATGCACAAGGGTACAGTCCTTTCATATCTAACAAAAGCAATCAAACCTGTCAATCAGTTGCGTATGATTGAGGATGCGTTGGTTATCTATCGTATCTCTCGTGCGCCCGAAAGACGTATCTTCTACATTGATGTTGGTAACTTGCCGAAAGTAAAGGCAGAAGCGTATCTCAAAGATGTGATGAATCGTTATCGTAACAAGTTGGTGTATGATGCACGAACTGGTGAGATTCGTGACGATAGAAATCATATGTCTATGTTGGAAGATTTCTGGTTGCCTCGTAGAGAAGGTGGTAGAGGTACAGAGATTACAACCTTGCCGGGCGGTTCAAACCTTGGTGAGATTGATGATATCAAGTACTTCCAAAACAAATTATATCGTTCATTGAATGTTCCTATCTCAAGACTTGAGGCAGAGAACTCATTCAGTATTGGACGTTCTGATAACATCACAAGAGATGAATTGAAGTTTACTAAGTTTGTACAGAAACTTCGTAAGAAGTTTACAACTCTGTTCATGGATATGCTTCGTACACAACTTCTTCTCAAAGGTGTTATTGCAGAAGATGAGTGGAATCTAATTAAAGAGAACTTGCAGTTCGACTTTATGCAAGATGGACACTTTACAGAACTGAAGAACGCAGAACTGCTTCAGAATAGAATTGATATGCTTGGACAGATTGAGAGTTATGTTGGTACATACTTCTCTAAAGAGTATGTCAGAAAGAATGTTCTTAGAATGTCTGATGAAGAGATTGAAGAAATCGAAAATCAGATTAAAGATGAAAGTGGTAGTGAGATGGGCGCTCCAGGCGATGACGGAATGTTCGCTCACAACGATCCAAAACAAGGAGATAAATAATGGAAAACGTAAGAGATTTCGTAAATGCAATTGGTGACGGCGATAACCTTGCTGCAGAAACACACTTCAATAATGCTCTCGCAGTAAAAGTGGGTGACGCACTAGAAACAAAAAGACAGGATGTTGCGAAAACATTCGTAACACACCATGTACCAGAGGTAGAAGAAGATAGTGAGTAAGACGATTTCTGAACTCTATAAAGAGTTACCAGAAAAGGATGAGCATAAGACATCTAAGGAGTATAAGAAGTTATCTCCTAAGATGAAGGATGCCGTTGACGCTATTTTTAAGGAAATGGAGAGTAAACCTTCAGATTTCCTAAATACTTTTGACAAAACTATTACTTCAGTCTCAAAGAGGTTCAAAGTTCCGCCAAAGAAACTTATGGACTATTTTGAGGCAGAGGTATTATCAATTTAAGGAAAGTAACATGAAGATAATCGGAGCAGAAGAAGCACTCGCCACTGGATCAACTAAGGGTAAGTCGAACACTGCACATTATGTGTTCAATAACGGTTCAAAGCAAGCAGTTACAATCAGAAATGCTGCTGATGATGGCGACACTGGTTCAATCAGAATTAATGCAAACTCTGGTGTTATTATCCACACTGATATTGGTGTAGGATTTCGTGGTGCAACATCACTGTTTATTACACCAATAGTATCAGCGGGGTTCTAATATGAAACTTATTGCAGAACAGATACATGAAGTAGAATACATCCTTGAAGAAAAAGAGGATGGTAAAAAGGATATGAAGATTCGTGGAATCTTCATGCAGGCAGACATGAAAAACCGTAATGGTCGTGTCTACCCAATGGGTGTACTTCAGAAAGAAGTCACTCGTTATAATAAAGAATTTGTTGCTGAAGGTCGTGCCTTCGGGGAACTTGGACATCCTG